GATGGAAGCATCTTTCCGATAGCCCAGAGAAGAGCGGTTACGCCGCCTATTGTAGCGATTCCCTTGACAATAGACATTCCATTGATTTTTCCTGTTGCTGCAACAATCAAGCCGAATGCTCCGATTGTGGCAACAACAACTTTCGAGCCTTCTGCTGCTTTTTCCGCATCTGCTCCGATTGGAATGATGAGTTCTTTTATAATATATGAAACGCCTGCAAGAAGAACAGCGCTCAAACCTATTGCAACGGCACCTTTGATGACTTCGTTCTTCTTAAGAACTTTTCCTGTCAGAGCGACAATCGCTCCCATTCCGGCAATGAGTGCTGCAACCACTATGCTTCCGTTCTTTGCCGGTTCCCATTGCTCGCCAATAGGGATAATCAGATGCGTTATGATGGCGCTTGTCGCGACAAGCATGATGCCTATTGCTGCAAGCGTGAGCGTTCCTGAACGGAGATCGGAGTTCTTGATGAGAGACAGTCCCCAGACGATAGCAGTCATTACGCTGATGATGCCGAGAACGATTACGGAACCGGCAATGACTTCCTTGCTTGATTGAGCGATAGCAGGGAACAGCACTGCAGCAATTATAGAGACTGCGGCAAGCATCGTTGTCAGGACGGCAAGAGTCTTATGTGCTTCTTTTAGATTGCGTCTCGGAATGAACTTTGTCATAAAGAGCACTATTGAAGAAAGACCGAACACGACTGCCGATACGACAGCAAGTCCTACTGCAACATTTCCCATATTGTCTCCAATCTTAGGAAGGATGAATGCAGCAACAAGTGATATTGATGCAAACATCGTAGTTAAAGTCAATAGAGTCGAGTTTGCTTCATGTAAGTCTTTTCTTTCTATCTTTTTTGCAAGATGGTACACTATCAACCCCATTGTTGCAATGACTAACAATACTACAGTTGACCCTATGATAGCAGTATCTATGTTGTCTGCTATTTTCGGAAGAACTAATGCTGCGATGAGAGATATTGACGCGAACATCGTTGTAAGAGTCAATAGTGTCGAGTTTGCTTCTCTCAAGTCTTTCCTTTCTATCTTTTTAGAGAGTCCGTACACCATCAAGCCCATTGTGGAGATGACAGACATGACTACTATTTCGCCTAATGCAACATTTCCGAAGTTCTCCCCAATCTTCGGCAGGATGTACGCGCTTAACAGAGAAATCGCTGCGAACGAAGTCATCAGGATAGCAAGAGTCTTGTTTGCTTCATCAAGTTTCTTGTTATCGAGTTTTGATAGAGATGTGACAATCTTTCCCATTATCAGCATGACAGCGGAAACGACGGCTCCACCGGCAAGCGCCGGACCGAAGTTCTCTCCAATCTTTGGAAGAATGAACATGCTGATGAGCGAGACTGCTCCGAGAATCGCAGTCATCTTTGTCAGGTTGTCAACTGCGTTTGAATAGTCTTTGTTCGACTTTTCAAGAATCTTATTGACTGCAAGCATGGTTCCGCCAACAACAAGACCGATGACAGTTACTCCAAGAGCAATGTCTGCCAGTTCGTTGTTTTTGGCTATATATGTCATTATGCCGATGGAGATTGACGCAGAGAGAAGAATCGTTGACATACCCTGCATCGTATTCTTCATTGCTTCGCCGTTTGCTTTGTAGTCTTTGGACATCCAGATGCTTAAAGTCATTACGGAAGCAATCATCGTGAATGCTACTGCAATCTTTCCAATAGAGTCCCAGTTGACAAAGTCCATCAGGTTTGCTGCTACTGTCAATAGGACGACATTGCCGGTTAGTAACGTGATGACTTTTGCAACATCATTCAAACTGCTTGCTCCAGCCTTGATGTCTTTGTCTGATGATGAGACTTTCTTGACAATCGACAGCATTGCTGCAGTGAACAAAGTGACCAGACCCATCGAGGCGATGATGTTGTGCGCTCCAAGCAAGGCGATTGATGCACCGATGAGCATGATTGAAGATGTTAAGAGCAAGATTCCCTGACCGAGCGGCTTCATTGAAGCGGTGAAGATGTCAATCTGCTTGACTCTGTCAGTGTTCATTCCCTTCAGCAGGTTCGTGACAAACGCGTTGATTGATTTTCCGAACTTCTCGTTTAGAACAGGCTTGAGCATCATCAGTCCAACCGCGCTGGTCGCGCCGAGTGATGACAATGCGCGAACCATCTTGACCACGGATTCCATATTAGATTTCGAATCTGGAATCTCGTCTGTCAATGCCTTGAAGAATGCGCCGATTTCGATGCCGTTCTTATATGACAGCATCTTCTTGATTTTCCTGAAGTCTTTTGCTGTAAATTTAGAAAGGAGACTAATCAGGGATGTCACGGATGCGATGACAGGCGAAGCGATGCTGCCATCCTCGTTGTACATAAGAGGAATCTTGTCAAGGATACCCTTGAAGAACAATCCGATTTCCTTTCCGTTCTCATATGACATTATCTTCTTTAGTTGCTTGAATGACAGCGGGCTGTTCGGATCCGTGAACCTTGACATTATATAAATCAGGTTCGACAAACCGTCTATCTGGATTGTTATCTCTTCGTTTGGTATGCTTTCTGCAATCGCGTTGATGAAGTTTCCGATTGCTCTTCCTATGAGCCTTCCCTTTGCCGGCATGAACAGCGTCCTTATGGACAGTTGCTGTTTTTCTATGATGTCGTTGATTGAAGAGAATGTCTTGATGATTGAAGAAATCGATGCATTTACAGTTTCTTCGTTAACTGAACGTGCAACGGACTTGCTGAACTTGTCTATGAAACCGGCGATTGAATCAGCAACCTTGACATCTATGTTCTCAAGATTGTTTATGCTGTCTATTACGTCATTGTTTATTGCTTTGAATGCGGAAAGCAGCATAACAAGCTTGTTTATGTTGTTGATGTCAGATTTCTTTATGTCGAATGATTTTGCAAATTCGGTTATCGTTCTTCCAAGTTCCGGATTGAATGCATAACTGAATGCATCAATCGACCAAAGTTTGTCTAAGTTGACTGATAGTGCATCAATAAGATTTGACATATTAAACAAAGCATCCGGATTCAGTTTCGCGAACTTGTTTATGGAATCTATTATTTTGGTGTCAATCTTGCCGAGGCTGTTTATCTTGTCAATGACATTGTCATCCAGTGTGTTGAATGATGATAAAGCCGCAATGACCTTGTTGATGTTAGATATGTCTGAGGAGTTGACATTGAAAGATTCTGTGAAAGATGATAATGTTTTTCCTAAATCGGGATTCAAGATGCTCTTGAATTGGTCGAATGTGTGGATTTTGTCTATATCAATAGACAGAGTATTGATTAGTTCAGTGATGTTCTTCAACGCGCTCGGTTCTATATTCGTGAAGTAGTTGATTGAATCAACGATTCTTGAATCTATTTTTCCGAGAGTTGAGAGAGCGTTTGCGATGGACAATACGGAATCTCCGTTATATGAGTTCAAGTCTATGTTGTTGAGAGAGGAACCTATAGTCGATATGATTGATGCTACATTTTGACCGTCGGTTTTTGTGATTCCGGATTCTTTGAACATTTTCATTCCGCGGGCAAGTGCCTCTACTTGTTCGCCTACTGACTGTGTCTTTTCAGAAGACACAGTTGCACCGCCAAGCAATTCAGAAATCAAGTCTGCAGTTTCATTGTTGCTGGATTGCTTGTTTTGGTTAATGCGGTTCTCGTAGAAGTCATTGACAACCGATGATATGATGTTTAGTATGCCGTTTAGTGCTTCCTCGCTTGTGTATTGAGCCATCAGAGTTTGTTCCCGATTTGTAGTTTTGTGTTAAAGCAAAATAAATAAGAAGATGTCTATTTTGTTGCAAGTCTTCTTTTAGAGACTACGAACAATGAAGGATTCAGCGACTTTACGGTATAGACGATATTTGAGCGGCTGTCGAACAATGTTCGGAAATAGTATGTTGTTTGTGTTTCATCATCAATGAAAGCAGCTGCAACCCACTTGGAGAATGCGGGGAGTTTGTCGGCTTTGACCAGAGAGTCGAGACCGGCAGCGTTCAGAGTATCAGGCTTCAATGTCTTTGCGGAAGATATGGAAACTCCGTATATGTTCTCGGAAGAAGATATATCTTTCGTCTTACATGCTGTCATGCAAACGATGCATATCATGCTAATTATAAAGATAATGCGTTTCATTACTGGATAGTTTGTTTAGATATTTATTTGTATATTTAAACTTTTCCGCTTATTGAGAGTATACTTTGTACAAATCTAATTCACCTGACAATGCGAAAATAATTAACAACATAATAAAAACGATAGATAATGATGAAAAAGAGAACCAATCTTCTACGATTCAGCAACCGGTTCAAGATGATGCTACCTTTTGCATTCATTGCTATCTGTTCTGCTCTTATTGCAAGAACTTTTGCACACACGGATGTGCGAACAATCAATGACAAGTCGTTTTTGAACAGCGACACATTATTAATAGAACCGGCTGCTGACAGACTTAAATTGATGAAGGATTCGGCTAATCAGATTAAAGAGAATCTTATCAAAGAAGTCTTTGACTACATCAAGAAAGCGGCTCCCAAAAGCAGAATGAGCGCACAAAACATTGTAAATCAATGTATTGATAAAGAATACGACATTACTTTGCTGCTTGCACAAGGACATCAGGAGACGCATTTTGCAACTTGCGGAAGCAACAACTGCTTTGGAGTTGTCGGAAAAAGATACAGTCACCCGGATGAGTCTGTTTCAGGATACATCAATTTGATGCAGCGCAGATACATCGGAAACAAGACGACAGAGCAGGTCCTTGCATCGAATATACAATACATAGGAAGCAAGAACACGCATTATTCGACAAGTTCGAATTATGGTTCGATAATCTCTGCAATCCGCAACAAGATTCTTGTAGATACGAACATACACAAGTTGTTCACTGATGTAGTGGAAATCAACAGGCGCATTGACATGCTTGATGTTGTTTTGGATTAAGTTATAAATTTATTTCATATGGCTAAGAAAACAAAGGCTACCGCGAAGAAGAATAGCGGTGAAATAGAACAGTTCGACTTGTTTAGCGGTTCGGTGGTTACACAAGAGCCTGCTGACAAGGATGATGATTTTGCTGTCGAGAAACTATCTCCGTTTTCGATTATAAACATGATGTTTTATAATGCTGCCGGATTCTATGCAATCGACAGGAAAGAACTTGCAAAGCATTTCTTCATGATCAATAGGACTATGTCTGTGAAGTATCCTTTGCAGGCACAGTTCTTTAATGTGAACGGAGTCAATCAGGGAGATGTCGTGCAGTTCTGGCAGAAGTTTATCAGGAGCGCGGAACCCGGAAACAGAGTTCCTGCTTTCGTGCGTGATGTCGGAGTCAAGAAAGAGAAGATGCTGGATACGATAGACCAGTCTGTTATTATTGACTATTGCAAGTTTTATTCTTTGTCAAAGAAGGATTTCAGCGATATGTTGACATTCAAGTATGATGAGACTGTTGATGATGTGAAGAATTTCATATCTATTCATTACAAGGCTGAAATTCTGAAGAAAATCAAGAGCAAAAAGTTATAAGTTTTATATATGGTTTATGAAAAGAAGATTATCGATGTTCTTACGAACTCGATAAAGATTGGCTTTTCCGAACTGGAGAATGTTGATTATCCGTCAAAGAAGTTCTTTATCAATATCGCGAATATTAAGATTGAACTCGATGAGCAAAACGGAAAGCGGGATGGAATCATTCATTTGATGAATCAGTCCATCGATGTCAGTTACATCAAGGCTTGGAAGTCATATGCGCCCGGACATTTCTTGTGCATGGACTATAAGAAGGACAACCGTGACAAGGATGGAAAGAGTCCGTATTATATTATCAAGTACAAGCACGGAAACCTTACGATGAAGGCTCTTGTGCGCTATCTGTTCGAGGTTGACGAGAACATAGGTTCTGCTATGGATATCCAGAAGATGCTTGATGACTATGACGACTTCGAGGTTGATGGACGCCATTATGCAGTCATCAAGATTTGCAATATGGACAAGTGGGGTGATGGATGGTTGACGCCAGAGACCAATAGGATAGACATCATTCATTCTAATGCCATCGAATATGGAGATTATTTCGATGAAGAAGATGAAGAAGATGATGAAGAGAATGAAGATGAAATCTTTGAGAATGGTGAAGAAGAAGGAGAAGAATATGAAGAGCCTTTGATATGATTAAGAATATTGAATTGTTAAGAAAGAAGTCTCCGGATTTTATTCGGAAGTTTTTCTCAGGCTGTACGGTTGAGGAGAAGATTGACACATATTATGTATGTGTTGAAATCGCATCAAAGAACAATGTATTTTTTAAGAAGTCGTCAGGCAAGGTTATAGACCGTAGTGACTTGATTGTCAATGAGATGTGGCAACGGTTTGTTAATGACTGGAAGCATCTGCAGCTTGTGAATGATGACTGGTTTGAAGAGCATATCGGCTATAAGTTCCATATGTTCTATTTTCCTTGTTCGAAACCTATTCTGACACAGTACCCTGACAATATATCGTATATTATAGACAGAGTTGAGTTCAACAACGTTATTGTTGAAGATGCGGAGAGCGTGTTTAGCGGAATGAACATGGTTGACAAGTTCAACATCGCGTTTAAGCATCTTCTTGTTAAGAAGGATGATATATCAGAACCGGTAGATGGCTTCATAAGCGGAAGCGGCGAATTGTCGGAATATGCAAAGGGTATCATCGATTTCGACAAGTCTGTTATATTTGCTACAGAGAAACCGGAAGGTTTCATTTTCAAGTACGGAAAGAAGCACATATACCAGACGTGTTCGAATGATGATGCTCGTGTGGCAAGCGCGGAAAAAACTCAGTATGAGTATCTTCTTGTAAATTTCACCAAGTTCTGGAATTCTGACGAGAGCGTTGTTGATTGCTTGAACCAAAGTTATACGAAAAGTGTCTGCAATTTGTTTAACAAGTTCATTGCGAAAGAAAAAGAGACAAAAGAGATTGAGAACAACATAGATGCATCAAGTCTTGAGAGTCCGTGTGTTGGGAAGCGCTTTGATATTTGCTATGTGAATATTCCGGATGAGCAGAGTGTTGCTTTGTGCAAGGAGTCTGAACTGTACAAGAACATCTTCAAGATACTGCTCATCAATCTTAAGAGAACGAAGGATATGGAGCATAGCATAATGTTTACAAAGAAGAATATAGAAGACTGGAATATGATTGTCAGGACTATACAGAATGTTTGTGTCTGAAAGACAGAACTTTTTATTTTTGGCTTGGAACTGTCGGAGTTGCCATTTGGTTGACTCCGGCGGTTTTTGTTTTTAGATAGATAAATATCTTATAATACAAAAAGCTATGAAATGTATTTTTCATTTTATTCAATCTAATGGAAGCAAGATACTATAACGAAACGACTGCGATAATCGATCCGTCATATGGCGGCTATCCTATATATGTTCAGGATTCTTCTACTCCGGAACCAGAAGAAGGAACAAAGGAACTTGATGTCTGGAAGCATTATGGTCCATGTTCCGCACAGATTGATATCAAGTCTGTTGCTTGGCAGTTGTCAAACAATCCTCAGTTCCCGCAGTCTCCGACAGTTTCTGTTGAAGAACTTAAGAAAGGAGAGCCTTATACTTATAGAGAACTTAAGGATGCAAGAGAGTCCGGTGGTGATAGTGGCGGCGGTGGTGACAAGCCGTCCGGAGGTGGCGATTCGTCAGAAGGTGGCGGTGGAAGCGTTGACCCGTCCGGTGGCGGAGATATTCCTCTTGGAAATGGTTCGAAGATAGTATACGACAAGGATAAGGGTTATTACTATGATGTTTTGAACGGAACTTCAAACGATCCGAGCAACATGGGATATGACGAGAACAATAACGGCATCCCTGACTTGAACGAGTGGAGTGTTATACATTAATTAAAAAAAAGAAAGTTCTCATTAGAGATGAGAACTTTCTTCCACAAACAATCGAAACAATGAATGCATGGAAAAACAATTCCATGATTTTCTATTTATATAGTTCGTCAAGCATTTCAACCAAGCTTTCGAAGTAACTGTCGCTTAAGTCTTCCAGATCGAAAGCATAGCCAAATGCCATAAATTCTTCGATATTTCTCAAAGCGGATTCTTTGTCCATGTCAAGGCATTTCATATATATCGGAAGAAGTCTTTTTGTGAACTCGAACCTTTGTTCTTTTGACCAAGTGTTCTTTTGGAACCATTTGTCGTCATTCTGCATGATGTTGACAAGTTCATCATATGGCTGTTCGTTCCCTATGAATCTCCACATAGCAAATATTGTCGAGTATAGCAGGCTTTCTGTGTCATAGAAACATTCCAAGAGTTCAGGAGTCATTTCAAGAGCTTCCAGTTCTTCCAGTGTGTAAATGTCAATATCAAACGTATATTTTGTATTGGGATTTGTTATCGAGATGGTTGTCATGTGCTTGATGTGACAGATTTTCTACCGAAGTATACTGTTAAAAATATAGAAAGTTTAAAAAAGTTGCATATTATTTAAACTTTCTCTGCATTTTCTTGTAAAACATAATGTACTTATTGTCTTATGCTAATGAATTTAGATGAAAATGAAAGTTTGAATGCTGTTGTTGCTAAATTCTTTTATGTATATCAGTCGATACCAATAGAGAGTTTCAGAAACAGCATTACATATGAGTCGCTTGTTGATGAGAGTTTCATTGGCAAAGTGCATAGTGAAGAGTTTCCGCTTGCCGCAAAGATGTCGTTTGTAAGAAAGTCGGATGCTGATAATGAATTTGTCGGTTTTTATCCGGTATTTTTTTATGATGCACAGACGATTGGTTTGTCTGGTCGGTACTACAATACACAAAAGGGCATATATAAGAACATCGGTCCCGCGCATGATTCAGACGAGTTTGTCAAGTGTCTGGAAATGCTAAATAATGATAAGGAAAAAGACATATATGACTATGTCACGTACTCGATGAGAATTGATTCCGGTTTTTTGATGACTTATCAGGATGCAGTGTCTAATTTCAACGAGATGTTAAAAACATATCCGAAACTTCCGTTGATAAGATGCATGGATGATGCGGAGCATCTTGGAACCAAGCTTGAAATCGCGGTTGAGTATGTTATAAACCCTTATGTTTTCAGCGGAATCGCGGTCAAGATGTACTCGCTTTCAGAAGAAAGCGGTTCCGTGAAGAAGCATTACTTTCAGTTAAGTCCTGAAATGCTTTCGCTTTCGTTGTTTGGCGGATGGGAACCTATTAATAAGGTTCGTGTTGGCAAGGCACTGGATGACATTAGGAAATCCATTGCAAAGAAACGTGGAAACGAGGATGAGATTTTGGAAACGATTAAGACATTGACAGATGAGGATAGAGATAAGTGATGATTATTCTTCATTCTTGCGCTTGAGTTCGGATTTTCCGAAAGAGATTTCTGTTGTCAGGACCGCTTTGACTACAGAGATTCCAGATGCTTGGCTCTTGAAGAAGATGGGCAGCGTAAAGAATACGGAACGGTGCTTTATGAGTGTATATAACACCGTTTCTGTTGGCTTGTGGCTTTATATACTGAAGATGTGCAAGAGATATGACATTCCGGTTGAGCTTTCGGAAGGAATGAAGACATATATCAACTCTTTCCAGTTTGATTTTGACAAGTTCAACAAGTATGTTGATGACTTGTTTGAGGGTGCTGTAAACGAAAAGGGAAATCCGTTCAAGCCATATGACTACCAGATTGATGCCGCATATAAGCTTCTTAAGTACAAGAGATGTTGTGGAGAGCTTTCTACTTCATCCGGTAAGACGCTTATATCGTTTGTCATTTTCAAGTATTTGCTTGATGTTGTCAAGGTTAAGAAGATTCTGTATATAGTTCCGAGTGTTGATTTGGCGGAGCAGTCTGCATCGCAGTACCAGAACTATGAGAGTTTTTTGAAAAAGCACACTTCTGTTTGGGAAGCCGGAATATTGCGTTCCGGTCTCAGGAAGAAGGAGAGAGCGAAAGTTGATTCTTGTAACATATTGTTCGGAACGTATCAGAGCCTGTGTAAGAAGCCTGTCGAGTTTTTTACGGACTTTAATGCCCTGATTATAGACGAGTGCCATCACACGTCTGCTACAAGCATGATACACATCATCAATAAGATGTACAATCTCAAGTATTCTATCGGAGTGACTGGAACTTTTCCGAAAGACGGCTTGTATGAGAATCTTGTCATTCAGTCATATGTAGGTCCGGTTGTTCATACCTTGTCTGCCGACGAATTGATTAACAAGGAGAAGCGCGGAACGCCTATATATGTAATTATGCAGTATCTGGATTGGGCGTCTCTGGAAGACAAGAAAGCGATGTGGTTGATTCGCTCGAATAAGGATCCTGAAGATATAAATGCCGGAGCGAAGGTGTTGAAGATGGAACAGAAGTTCGTGAATAGTTCATATACTCGTCTGAAGTACATTTGTGATTGCGCGATAAAGACAAAGAAGAACACGCTGGTTCTGTTCGGTGACATCAAGGGTGGATATGGCAGAAAACTCTATGACTATATCAAGGAGAACTCGGAAAAGAACGTGTTTTATGTCGATGGCGGCACGAAGCCGGAGAATAGAGAGTGGATGAAGGAACAGATGGAGCAGGATGTTGACGGAAACACTGTGATGGTTGCATCTATCGGAACTATGGGAGAGGGAATCGACATGAAGAACCTGTGGTGCATATTTCTTGTCAATACTGCAAAGTCAGAAAGAATCATCAGGCAGATTTGCGGTCGTGGATTGAGACTTTACGAGGGGAAGACAAAAGTCGTGCTGTTTGACTTTGTTGATGATATGAAGTATTCAGAGAACAAGTCGCAATATGAGAATTATATGATTAAGCATGGCAGAGAACGGAAGCAAATATATGTGGAGCAGAACTTTCCTGTATATGAGCAGAAAGTTAGTTTCAATGTCGGTGAAGCGCTATTTTAAGATATCTTTATCAAAAAAAATAAATATCAAAAGAGTCATTTTGATGATGGGTAAATATGAAAATTTGTACGAGGGCATAGACCTGAGCAACTATAATCCGCAGCAGATTATGAACGGCAAGAAGATTTATGATTATATTGTCGAGTCTGCCAATTTGGCCAAGGAGACGAATACTTCGATTGATGACAACATAGACGAGGGAATCTTGGGCGCGCTGATTGGAGCCGCTGCTGGTGCAACTGTAGCCCCGTCTATCATGAAGAGTATATGCAAGGTTCTTGGAATAACAGAGAATGGTGTTCTTGGAAGTTTATTGACAAGCCGTACTGTTTTGATGGCTATGTGTGCCGAGCTCGGTCTCCGTATGTAGTTTTATGTTTTTAATTTTGTTTCATAATGGCTAATAAGAATTTGCAAGGTATATTGACCGGAGAAGTTGTGAGTGTAGACGATCCTACGTTTTCCGGGAGAATAAAGGTTCGTATAAAGGGCGTCAATGATGCAATCGAAGTCGAGAATCTGCCGTGGTGTACATTCGGCGGAAGCAGTGTGTTTTCTGGCGACGGTGGCGGCAGCATATCCATTCCGAGAGTCGGGACAAAGGTTCGTGTCAAGTTCAAGAAAGACGATCCGAACTCGATGGAGTGGGTTGGTACGAACAGAATAGACAGAGACCTTGCAGCTGAGCTTGCGCAGGATTATGAGGGAAGCCATGCTCTTTTGTATGATTCTGCAAGCGATTTGTCCATATTGTATATGAACAGCACTGGGTTGAGAATCTATTACAAGGGTTCTTTTATTCAGATAAGTCCCGATAATAACATTACTTTGCATTACGGTGAAGGAAACCAGGGCGTGCAGATTCAGTTGAGCGAGGGAAAGATTGACATTCAGGCAAATTCGCAAATCAACATAACAAGCGACAATACAGTCAAGGTTGAGTCGAACACGATTGTGCTGGATGCTCAGCAGCAGGTCCAGATTAAGGGAGATGATGCGAACCGGGGAGATTGTGCGGTGAACGGGCGTGAGTTGATGAAGTGTTTGATGACGCTTGCAAGGCAGATTGACTTGAAGATTCCGGCAAGCGCGGGAGTAGCAAGCAATATAGTTACAGCCGCAAGAGCAAGTATTTTGAACGAACAGATTCAATATATTTAAACTTTTTGCACAATATGTAGTATACTTGTTTTGAAGGTTATTTGTTTTTCATTTTTAAGATAAGAAAGAATCATGAGTTATTTGTTCACATCCGAGAGTGTCTCGCAGGGACATCCGGATAAAGTTGCGGACCAGATTAGCGATGCTATCGTCGATCAGTTCTTGGCTTTTGACCCGAAAAGCCATTGTGCGATAGAGAGTGTTAATACGACCGGGCAGGTTTATGTGTTTGGCGAGGCAAAGTCAGATGCATACATCGACATTCCTACCGTAGTCAGAGATACAGTCAAGAAAATCGGATACACGAAGTCATATGACTCGTTTGACTACAATTGCGGTGTCATTTGTGGTGTCCATGAGCAGAGTCCGGATATTGATATGGGAGTCAGTCGTGACGACGTAGAAAATCAAGGCGCTGGCGACCAGGGAATCATGTTTGGCTATGCAACAAATGAGACTGAGAACTACATGCCTGTTACTTTGTATCTTGCGCACAAGATTGTAAAGGAACTTGCTGTTATTAGAGAAGAAAACGAGTTGTATTGCAATGATGTTGATGTAGAGAAGCCGGTTATGTGGTACATCAGACCGGATGCGAAGTCTCAGGTTACTGTCGAGTTTGATGATGACACGAACAAGCCGATTCGTGTCAAGACCATTGTTGTCAGTACGTCCCATGTCGAGTTTGACGAAGACGAAGCGATGCTGAATAAGATTCGCGAGGATGTTATCAATGTTCTGATGCCGCGTGTTATCGGCAAGTGTTCAAAGGGTGTCCAGAAGCTGTTTACGGACGACATCGAGTATTTTGTGAATCCGACCGGGAAGTTCACGATTTATGGACCGAACTCTGATGGTGGATTGACTGGAAGAAAAATCATTGTTGATACATATGGCGGTGTTGCTCCGCATGGAGGCGGCGCGTTCTCTTCAAAGAGCGCGGACAAGGTTGACAGGTCTGCCGCTTATATGACGCGTTATATTGCAAAGAATGCGGTGGCTGCTGGTGTTGCTGACAAGATGCTCATTCAGATTTCATATGCAATCGGCGTTGCGAAACCTATCAACTTCTATGTGAATACATACGGAACTTCGCATGTTGATATGAGTGATTCAGAGATAGCAAGCAAGTTGAATGCTATGTTTGACTGCAGACCGTATCATATTATCAAGGACTTAAGGCTTGACAAGCCTATCTATTTCGAGACAGCCGCTTATGGTCATTTCGGTCGTAATTATGAGGTTGTTCATAAGAAGTTCGAGAGCAAGTATATGGAACCGGTTGAAATGGATGTCGAACTGTTCACTTGGGAGAAACTTGACCAAGTCGATAGGATAAAGAAAGAATTTGCCTTGCGATAAGGCTATTCATTGCTTTTTATATTTTGGTTGGAGAGCCGCTGGACATTATTGATTCAGCGGCTTTTTCTGTAGTCTTGAAAATAAATATAGAAAAGCCTTTTTATTCTCTTTTATGAGTGATTTTTTGTTTCCGGTTGTGAATGAAAGTCTATTGGATAGTGTTGGAGAAGATGAAGTTGATGATTCTGATTATGTCAATGATGTCAATTTGATAAATCCTGACGATTATACATATGTTTTCACGTTTAAAGTCAGTGGCATAAATCCATCACAGGCTCATGATGGATATGAGAAGAATATGAAAAGATATGTCAAGTTTGTTAATTTGTTGAAAAGAGAACTGGACAATTTCACTGATATTTATGAATTTAGTAATATTGTGTTTTATTCTTATAATGGTGATAGTTTGGACGATGAGAAATCAAGAACAATTCATACATATGACAATATTGTGAATGTTTATTCTTCTGATGTTTATTATTCGGGCTATCGTATAGGAGATTATTATAAAAATTATAAAAATCCAGATCTAAGAGGCGGTTTTGCTTATGAGAGAGTTATCGGTTTCAAGTTTGGTGTAATTAAAGATTATCAATTTACAAATATTCCGCAGTTTTTCAGATTCTTTACAAGATTGTTCGATATAGTAGACTTTGTACTAATAAATGTGTGGCCGAAAGCAGTTTTGTCAGTTTTTCGTGAAGAAAATTTGAAGATGTATTTTTCATATGAAGATATTGAAAATTTCAAAAAAAGAGATGTGAAGATTCTGAACAAATTGATAAAGCCGTTTCATGTGTTTAGTGGAAAGAATCTGAAGAATCAATTGATTATGTATATGAATTATTATGCCGGCAATAACATAAGCGATAATATGATAACTTTGTTAAAGAGGTTGAAACTTGACAATAAGAAAATCAAGTATAATATTGATTATGAAAACAAATTGTTCGTAGTAGATTATGGTTCCGATAACAGAAGTAATGATTATATATGTAATTTGAATAAGTTAAAAACATATGTAGAAGAAGCGATGTTCAAAGAGACCGGCATACATGGATTCGGTGTAAAGATGAACAATTTTCCAAATGTGAAGTCGAAAGATATGAATAGACTTGATGATATAAAAGAATTTTGCAACATATTTGGAACAGAATTTAGAAATGTATATTTTTATTTTAATGAATGTGCGTTTAATGGGTTTACAAAAATATCAATACTAAAAAATATAGATACTCACATTAGTGCATATTATGTTTCATTAATTGTTTATTGTACGCCTGATAGCATTGTTAGAAGACTTAATTTGCCTTCATTTACATATAAAAACAAAACTGATAATGCAATAGCGAGCAAAGGCATATATGTGAGAATTTATAAATGAAAAGTCATAAATGCATTTTTTGTATAATAGTTTTTTTAAATCATAAATTTCATTTTGTTTTATTTTTTTAGGATTTGAATTTAAACCGGACTGCATTTTTGTAGTATACTAAAATGAGAATTTTTTATAGACTATTAAAATGGCAGAAAATAAGGTATCAGGTCAGTTGTTTACTGAAATGTTCAGACCAAGGACGATTGCGGAATGCATTCTTTGTCCGAGAGTTAGACAAGAACTTGAAAAGGGAGTGCATAACTCAATCCTCATGTATGGAACAGCAGGAATCGGAAAAACTTCATTGACTCGCTTGCTGGTTCAGGGACATGATGTTCTTGAGATAAACGCGTCGCTGGAGCGCGGTATTGATACGATTCGTGATGAAGTTGTTGCATTTGCATCAACAGCTTCGATTATAACAGGAGAAGATACGTTCAAGATCATTCAGCTCGAGGAGTGTGATAACTTGACGCTTGATGCATGGAAATCATTGCGTTCTGTGATGGAGAAGTATTACAAGAACGTGCGATT